CATCGTCGTTTTCCATCTTTCGCACAAGGTCGGTTATGAAAGCATGAGCACGCGAGAGACCCTGGACCTCGCCTGTCATGAACTTGTACTCGGCATAGTCTTTTGCCGCACCTGAGATAAGCGCCTGCGCGATGGATTCGCGGCGCTCCTCGATTTCCTTGATAACCACGTCAAACGCAGTGGTCATACCTACTCCTTACTGTTTGGGTTGTGGTTTTGGCTGTGCAGCTTTCGCGGCTTGCTGCTGCATCCTCATCTGTTGCTGCTGCCCTTGTTGACGCATCTTCTGCTGGTGCACCTGCTCCTTGTGCTGCATGTCCTGCTGCATCATCATGGCCTTGGTGCGGGGGTCGTCACCCTGCTTTCTTTGTGCTTCCAACGCCAGCCGAGCCTGCTCAAGCTGCAGCTTCCCCTGCGCAATCTGGAAGTCACGCTGACTGTCAGCCTCCTTGCGCTTCAGCTCCTCGGCCTTCAACTGCAGCTCGGCCTGTTTCATCTGAACCTCGGGGTTCTGCGCAATCTGCTGTGCTTGCTGCTGTTGGGCCTTCTGCACGTTAGTCTGCAGCAACTGCTGGGACGCCTGCGCCACGAGGCGACTGAGCTGAATCTCGGTGTCCTCATCCAACTCCGCGTTAGGCGCTGTCATAGGCACGCCCAGTTGCTCTTCGATCTTGGCGCGGTAGTTAAACGCTACGTGCTGCGCAACGTGAGCCATGATGGCCCCCATCATCTGCTGCGCCATCGGCGTCTGCCCCAACATCTGCATGATCGACGGGTCTTGCATCATCGCCATGTGGGTAGCAATGTGCGCCTCGTGATCTTGGTAGATGAACGCCTTGGCCGGCTTACCCGTCAGGAACGCCATGTTCTCGCTGATAGGATCTTTTGGCGTCTGATCATCTTCAACCGGGACCAGCTTCTCCGCGTTCTTGATACCCAGCACCTCCAGCATCTGCCGGTGGAGTTGAGGCAGGTCATAAATCTGTGGAGCCCCTTGGGCCAACTGCAGTGCAGCTTGATACTGCATGATCCGCTGCGCCATCGTGGCGGCGTTGGGATCAGACACAGGGATGACCTCCACCATGTCATAGTCAGACTGCTTGACCGACCGGTCCCCGCCTTCTGGTGTGTACGCGTAATCTGGCGGCAGGAAGTCCCGGATGATTCCCTTCAGGAGCTTGAACTCCATACGCAAGCTGGCGTGCACACGAGCCTGCACTGCGCTCATCGTCTTAAGCTGCCGCTCCAAAATTGCCAGCGTGGTACCCACCGGGGCTTGCGCCGACATGTCGCTGACCTTCAGATCAGCAATTGCAGCAAGTCTGCGTCCGTCTTCCGTAATCTGCTGAAGCAAAGTCGCAAGAACTTGGCTCGGTTCCTTGTAAGGCAGGGGCATGATGTTGTCCCTGACCGACCCGCTGGGAATGTCCACATCCCTGAACTCACCGGGGGCGATGGGCGTGTCGTCGCCCTTGATCCGAAGTCCGCGAGACTTCAGGCCACCGGGCAAATTTGACAGTGTTCCGGCATCAACGAGCTGGCGAATGATGGAAGTGCCTGCTCGGGCGTAGCCGCCGATCAGATGGATGTACCCAAGTCCGTAGGCCCCGAACCCGGGGATGTACGTGTACTGCACAAAGTGCTGTCGCTTGAGCTTTCGCTCGTCTGCTTCGTCCCAGTTTCGTCGGATGGCGAGGACTGTTGAGGTTCCCCGCTCGATTGTGATGACGTATGGCAGTGGCACTTCATCTTCGTACCCCGGTAAGTCCCAGTCTACGTGGATCTCCAGTATCTGATACCGGTCGTCGTCAGTCAGGGAGTAACCCTGCTCCTCGGCCTTTTTCTTCTCGATGTCGGTCAAGAACCTGACAGGCTCGCCCAACTCCTCGTCCTTGTAGAACCCCGCTACCTGCAGCTTCTTGACCTCGTTCTCGGTCTTACGCATGACATGCGCCACGCGCTCGGCTGTGTACACGTTTGATGCCCCATAGGGCATGATGAGATCTTCAGCCGGGACAAACGGCGCTGCAGGCAATTCAGTGCTCGGGTTCGGGTAGATTTTCTTGAACGCAGCACCAGAAAGACCAAGGGAGTACAACATCCGCTCGTGCTCAGAGCGGTAGTCAATCATCCGCTCAGTCAGCATGTAGTTCATGTCGTCACGAACTCGTTCTGCTGCCTCTTCTTTCAGCCGGTCAACCGCCCCAATGATCTGAGTTTTGACCGGACCTTGAGCCGGGAACGTCTCGGTGATCATCTCGGACTGGAACCTGATAGTCGCTTCGGTCAGCAGCGGGCTGTACACCCCGCACGCGCCGTTCCACGGCTCAGTACGCTCCTCGTACTTCATGCCAAGGACCTCCAAACCCTTGACAAACATATCTGTCCAGTCTTTACGACTATTGATATCCGCGTCTACGAGGGAAACAAGGTCAGATGCCAGGGATTGAAGCTCCCCGTCGTCCATGTACTCAGCAAGATTTGCGTCAAATGTGTCCGCAGTCTTGGGTTCGGGCATCAGGTCGATCTCGACACCACCAATCCCGATCTTTACGTCATCCGGGTTCTCAATCTCAATTTCAATGGCGGGCTCATCCGTCATGAGGCCCATATCGAGTGGGGCGAGTGCGGAGTCAAAGTTCGTAGCCATGTTGTTCCTCAGTAGTAAGCAGCCCTACGGCTGCTCTTGAAATACCGTACATCTTCTTTCTCGTCGGTAGGCAGTTGTACGAAACCACCCTGTCGGAACCGCATGAGTGCCATGACCGTGGAGTCCACCAAGTCGTCGTTTGCCATGAACGGGAACCCGGCAATCTCTTCCACAACCTCTTCAGCCCACCGTGTTTGCGGCACCCAGCACAGCTTTGACTGCACAATATCAGACACCGAGTTGAGTCGAGCGAGTTTATCCCCAGAACCCCTGTGCGGGGTGTATTCCTGCACAGGTAACCCAGAGCGCCGCATCTCTTGATACAGCGCCGTGCCGCTGGACTTCTTCTCCACGATAAACGAGTCAGGCTCCCACTCCTTGTACTCCTCCATCGCCAACCGCTTCAACTCCGGGAACTCCAGGCGTTTCTTGATGCTGTTGAGCAAGATGATGTTGTGGCACCCCTGCTCGTCGTTCATGAAGACGCCCCACGTCGTCAACGCAGCGAAGTCCGCACGGTTATGGGACTCGGCAGCCGCGTCCAGGGACATGATCACGTACTCACATGGCGGTGGGGTATCGGATGTCCACTCCTGCCACCACTCCCGCTTGATGACCGACGCCTCTTCGGCGGTCGGGTTCTGCTGAAACTGCGCGTTCCACTGGAACAGCGGCATAGACGCCTTAGTCCGCAGCAGTGCAGGCACGTCATAGAACTCGGGCCACAGAGCCCTCTGGGAGCCATCTGGGCGGTCGAACAGGGCCGGGAACTCCACCACCTCATACTGGTCAGATTCAGGGTTCTGGGCCATGTCCCTAGTCACGCGCCCCGTCAGGTCGCTCAGGTGCCACCTTGTCTGGATGATGGCAACCCTACCCCCAGGCATCAGACGCGTACGCGCACCGTATGTGAACCACTCATACGCCTTGTCGAACACCTCAAAGTTACCGTTGATGATGTCCTGCTCATTGTGAGGGTCGTCTACCAGCAACAGGTCGGCACCCCGACCAGCCAACGCCGAACCTACGCCGCAGGCGTAGTACTCACCCCCGACGTTTGTATTCCACCGACCCGCTGACTTGCTGTCTTGCGCCAGGAACACCGTAGGATAAACTTGTTTGTACGCGTCGGTGTCGATGATGTTACGCACCTTGCGCCCGAAGTCCACCGCAAGATCTGACGTGTGCGAGACCATCAACACCTTCTTGGTGGGGTACTTACCGATGAACCACGCGGGGAAATAAATCGACACGAGCTGGCTCTTGCCATGCCGAGGCGGGATGTTCACGCACACACGGTCTTTATCGCCTTCGGCAATCGCCATCAGCATGTCAGCCAGTATACGGTGGTGCTTACCGACCTTGTAATCCGGTTGGATGTGCTTGCAGAACTCAATCAGGTCGTCCCGACAGTGCTGGGCTTGACGCCTGGAAGCCAAGGCTTCGGCAATTTGCAGGATTTCTTGCTGCTCCGACGAGTCAAACTGCTCGATATTGGCAACCAGAAGGTCAATATCCTCGTCTGACAGGTCGTCAAACGTATCCGCAGCTACTGCAGGTGTCAATTCAGCTCTCCAAGCTCTGCGTCAAGGTCTACAACCAGCGGAGCGTCGGAATCAACGACGTTTACGTCTTCTGCATCACTTTTTAACGCTTTGGACCGCAACGCATCGAGCTTTTCACGCAACGATTGCTTCAAATCGTCTGTCGAACGGTGGGTAACTGTCACTTCTGAGCGTTCTGTGAAGAGCCCGACGTCAGAAATCTTGCCCAACAGCTCCAACGCACGTATACGCACACGTGGATCGGGGTTTGAGGACTCCAAAAGTAGCTTGTTGGTGACGAATTGACGCACCTGTACCGCGTTTTTCACCACGGCGTGGCTGAATTCCTGCAGTGACTCGTCCAACTGTAAGATAACAGCAGGTCGTAGAGACGAAAACTTGGCCGTGTTGATCGCTCGGTTGGTGGATTCTTCGTTTGCAGCGAACGCGTGCATCAAATCACCGACAACTTTGTCGTCATCCGGCAGTGGAGCGAGCATTTCAGCGTCCAACCCATGCTCCGTAAGTACCCGCAGGGTGCGGCAAGCGGCGGCGGCACGCTCACGCAACGTGGCATGAGGCATCCCCTCAGGGGGAACGATAACCCCGAGATCCGGCGTGATGACCAATTCAGACGTGTCTGACATGTTTGTTCGCAACTCGGCATGGAACCAAGCGTAACGTGGAACATACCATAAAAAATGGAAAACGCAAGGAGGTTGGGACTCCTACCGGGGGGTGTTTTTATATACGAGGGGGTACCTAACCACGTGTAAACAAAAAATTACGAGGTTTGCTGGGCCGAACGTAAAAGTTGGGCTTTGCGGGCGCAAATTAGTAGCACATACAGCGGCGATGGTACCAAACAGTATTTAGGGGGGCCGGGGTACGGTGGGTAATTGCCTGCCACACTGTTACGATCAATTCGTGCTATCCCTTGCGTAAACATGTCACCACGCTATAGTCCATCCCATGGCGTCGCCGACCACGACGTCACGTATCAGGGTTACCCTGGTGCAACATGGTCGATTTGATTGAAAGGATCAAATCATGGTTACTCTCAAGAATGCGCCCAAGGGCGCCGTGGCCCTCGCTGCCGAGGTTCTGGTGAACGCTCAGACCAAGGCACAACCCGCCGATGACATTTGGGTTCCAGGGACCGAAGGGTTCAATGTTGGCAAGTATCAACTTGCTAACGACCCCGAAATCATCCAGGCTACCGGATTGGCAATGAAAGCTAACGATGCCGCTGTATCCATGTGGTCGATCCTCGCGGATCTGTTGCATGGTCGCGGTATCAAGGCCAGCATGTTGTCCGGGAAGGATGAGGTCGTTGAGACCCGGGCCGAGGTCGAGGATCTCGTGACAGTGTGCAGGTATGCGAACTACGTTGCCGCCGAAACGGCGGAAGGTGTAAAGGTGTCGGCTGTTGCTGATATCAGGGCATCGCATGACAAGAAGTCCATTCACTGGAAGATGATGAGTGAAGAGCGCAGGCAGATCACCGCCGCACGCAACAGCCAGATTAGGGTCTACATGGCCCGATTAATCGAGCAACTTAAGGCCCTGGAGTCTGGCAATACCAAGAAGACCAAGGTTGTGCTCGGCCTTGAAGAGAAGTATCTGGAACTTCTCGGTCCGGCCCTCCTGTTCTTGCAAGGTATCGACCAGACCAAGCAAGACCCCAAGTTTGATTGGACAGAAGAGTTCGGCGTAATCAGCGCCGCAGTGAATCGAGCCAAGAAAGCCAAGGCTCTCGCCACCCGCTAAACAAGAAAGCCCCGCTTCGGCGGGGCTTTTTTTCGTCCCTACACGGTCAAACCACCAGCAAAACATACCAACACACCACCGCCCCACCTGGGGCATAGAAACCAGTTCTCAGAGCAGCGGCGAGGGGCTCGGCACCCACACAGACGCGCAGCGCGTAACCAGCGGACCAAATTGCCCGTAACAAAGTTACAACCATTTCAGCACCCAGAAACCAGTTCTCAGAGCAGCGGCGAGGGGCGCGAAATGCCCGAAACACTGTTACGACCAATGTTCTTTTCAGGCTTTGTTCTAGTGTTCTTGTTCGGGTCGTGGGTAATGTTCGTGTTCGGAATGTTCATTGTTCTAATGTTCTGTGTACTGATGTTCTAGAAACCTAATGTTCGGACTGTTCTGAAATCTATTGTTCTAAATCCCTACAATTCGGGTTTACCCTAGGTAGGGTTTACCCTAGGTAGGCACTGCCACATTTTTGTGCAATGTTCTGTGATTGTTCGGAATGTTCGGTTTGTCAAGAACATTACGGTACATTATTTAGATGCTAGCTACGCTAGCTCTTGATATCAAACTCTATCAAAAGCTATATATCAAACTGTAGTAAATAGTAGTAAATAGTATAGTGTTCTAATGTTCGTACCCTTTGAGAAAAGACTGAGGATCTAAAAAGGGGTGCCCCAAGCGGCGGCTGCTGGCTGCAATGTTCGGTGCCTCAAACCCGGGGTCAGGCCGGAACATTACAAAATTGCCGTTTCCCTCAAACCGAGCGCGATATGTGTTTTCAATAACTTACCGCGCTACACTAACGGAACATCACGAACCTTCACGCCTTCCCACACCCCACCACACCCCACCACATCCTCATAAAGTTTGACACATAGAAACCTTTGTGTTATAATGGTTTTTAGTCGGTGGGGAATTCGCCCTGCAGGCTAGTGATCACTAACCTAGTTTCGGAGAAAGACATGAACACACACGCATTCAACGCCCGTGCACGTACCGGGCGCAAGCTCGCCCGGATAGGGCGACAAGACCTCAACGCTTGGGTGTATGACCAAGCAAGGGAATACGCCCGGTCGGGCTACGTTGGTCCTGACCTGATGGGATGGCTAGACTGGTACTGGCGCGGCTACGACGAGCCGCAAGTTGCACTAGGCAGCCTGCGTGAGGCACACCGAAGGGGGTGGGACCGCCGAGTGGATCAGGTGTGGAAGGAAGTTCAGCAAGGGCTGCACGACTCCAGCGGGGGACTGCGCCCCGTCCATGTTTATCGTGGGGAAGACGGGCGTGTGCGTGTTGTCTACCCCGATGACGCAAGGGGACGCACCATAAGTTGGGAGCAGGCTGTATAACAAGGAGAACACCATGACATCCTTCCCCCCGTTCCCCCAGGTGCTTACCCGCACCATGCACGAGTTCGACTGTGGTGCCTACCTAGACGTGTCTGTGTGCACAGACTACGCAGGGTTTAGGCACATCCTCGTGCTGACTGAAGCCGGTTGGGCCGAAGCGTACGATGAAGGCATGTTTGACTGCGTAGAGTGTGTGGAGGCTTGATATGGCACAACACAACTCACCCGCACCCCATACACTCCCGTTGTGCACATCCTGCGCAGACCCCTTCGCCCCTGCCCGTCGCAAGGCCGGGTACACCCAGTGCATGCCCTGTGGGGAGCAAACTGCTAAAAAATACCGGCACACCATCGTGCCGATGTCGAAGTCCAACTATGTCGTAGTGACTGATTTGGACCTGCTCAAGGGTCTGAACAAGTACGCGAACGCGTAACCGTGAAACCAAGTTACAGGAGAACACCATGAAGATAAAGACAAACGAACTGACCGGAGCCGCCCTTGATTGGGCGGTTGCAGTGGCCGATAACCTGCTGCCCAAACACATCTCCCTCAACACCGACCTCACGCACCCACTGGTGCTCGACGGCATCCAGTCCTACGGGCCATCGTTCATCTGGTCCCAAGGCGGGCCGATCATTGAGAGGGAGGGGATTTCAATATACCCAGACGAGTCGGACGACATGCCCGAGGTCAAGTGGTCTGCAGATAGCCCAGATGCCTTGCGCTGGGGCGGCCCCACACCCCTGATCGCAGCCATGCGCTGCTTTGTTACCAGCAAGCTCGGCGACGAGATCGAAATCCCGGAGGTGCTGAAGTGAACAAGGGAAGCAGGAAAGCACACGTGCGTACCAAGCGCAGCCTGCGCGAAGTACAGCAGTGGGGTGGACGACGCCATGTGCCCAGTAAAGCCAACAGCCTCGACGCGTGGCGTCACGAGCGCAGGTGGGCTCGGCTGTGCCGAACCAAGCCCCATAGGTTTATTGTGGGGTACATCCGTGCCTTCATCGGCACCCACTATTTCGCTGGTGCATACACCGGCGCGGAGAACGACTGATGAACACCGAAAACAACGCAACACCAGCGCCAACACCAACACCAGACGAGCCCATGTCTTTGCACGAGGCACTGCGGATCGCCCTGTCCGAGATCTACGGACTGCTGGATACGTTCGAACTGATGGACCCCGAGGAGCAGCAGACCATGTGGATCAACCCCCCGGAGGCGCTGCGGGAAGCCGCACGGATCATCGACATACATATGAGGGAGGTGTAAGCCATGAACACCGAAGACAAACTCCTCCTCGCCACGTGCATCGTCGCCCTCGGCCTCATGCTGTTTGGTATCATCTAGTACCAACAACACACAGACAACGCTAAATACTTGACACAAGTATCAAGTAGTGTTATAATGTTATTTGTCGGTGGGGAATGGGTCTCCACCGCAGCAACTGAGAAAGGAAACGAGACCATGAACTTCAACACGGAAACCAACATCACCAACGTGCCTAAACTCACGACGGGTATCCGTCTGGTGGAGCTGTCTATCAGCGTGTGGTCGGGCCGAAAGCAAGACAAGACGGCGACTGCCGATGCAGCGATTGCGTCGAACGCGGACAAGAGTCTGCTCAACACCACCAAGAAGCTCTTGGGTGATTGCGAGGAGCTGGAGGCGGTGCGTAAGTTCGCAGCCAACGCTCGTAACTTTGTCTACAGCAGCACGTCACCGTGGGGTGACCTGGGTCAACGGTCGTTCCCCATGAGCAAGTTCCCGGGGTTCCACAAGGAGATGACCGGCATGCTGGTCGAGTTCGACCGGCTGGTCGAGAACTTCCTGGCTGTGTATGACTTCGCACGTACCAACGTGCAGGCGAAGCTCGGTTCGCTCTACAACCCCGACGAGTACCCCACTGCCGAGAACCTGCGTGGACGGTTCCGTTTCTTCTTCACGTATCCACCTGTGCCTGAGGTCAACATGTACTCACAGATCCAAGACGAGGCCGAGGCGTATCTGCGTGACGAGTACGCACGTGTGTACACCGACAGGATCAACGGCATGATGAAGGACGTGTGGGACCGGGTGTACGACTCACTCAAGCACATGAGCGAGCGCCTGGACTACCCCGAGCACGCAGACAAGGCGACGAAAAAGATCTTCCGCGACACGTTAGTTGACAACGTGAGAAGTTCCTTGGGTATGTTGAAGGAGTTCAACATCACAGGCGACACGCGGATGACGCAGCTCCATGCTGCGCTGGATCATGCCCTGACGGGCGTGACTGCTGACGGACTGCGTGAAGACGCAGGGTTCCGTGCAGAGACCAAGCGGTCGGTGGACAGCATCCTGTCCACGATGTCTTGGTGAGTAGTGAGTAGTAGTGATAAGTCAAAGTAAACCAACCCCCAACCAACTTGGAGAAAGACATGAGTGCATCTTTTAACGCAGCCGCTGCGCTGTATGACGTCTCGCTGGCGCAAGCCGCGAACATGATCCGCCTGTGCGGTACGACCAACACCGTGCTGCTGCAGGGTCACATGGGTATCGGCAAGTCCAGCATCCTGAAGTCCCTGGCAAAGATGATGCCCACCCACCGCGCCGTGTACTTCGACTGCACGACAAAAGACTTGGGTGACATCACGATCCCGAAGATCACGGAGATCCGCAACACACACAACGCCGAAGGCACCACCGAGGGCGAGTGCGTCAAGTACGTGCCCAACGAGGAGTTGGGTCTGCATATCTCTGGACCGGTCATCCTGATGATCGACGAGTACGGCAAAGCAAATCCTGCTGTGAAGACTGCCCTGCTGCGCCTGATGCTGGAGCGCAAGCTCGGTGGGTATACCCTCCACAAAGATTCCATCGTGTTTGCCACGACCAACCTCGGGGCCGAGGGGGTCGGTGATCTGCTGCCTGCGCATGCTCGCACGCGTATCACTGTGGTGCGGGTACGTAAGCCGACGAACGTCGAGTGGGTCGAGGACTACGCTATCGACGCAGGTATTGATCCCATGGTGATCGCGTGGGTGATGGAGAACCCACAGTTGTTCCAGTCTTTCGAGCAAGTGCAGAAGCCTGAGGACAACGAGCACATATTCCACCCCAATGCGCCGGGACGGGTGTCGGTCTTCACTCCTCGCACGGCAGAACTGGCTTCAAACTGGACCAAGATGCGCGATCACATGAGCGATCACGAGTTGACTGCTGCGTTGATGGGCACGATTGGCACGGCGTCCGCCCGTAGCTTGGCTACGTACGTGAAGATTGGTGATCAGTTACCCAAGCTGCAGGAGATCAAGGACAGCCCGATGACGGCCAAGGTGCCCACGAACGAGACTGCTATCTGTATGGTGGTGCACAGAACGCTGCAGACTATCGAGCGTAACTGGACCGACGCGTGGATGGACTACATGGAGCGCCTGCCCAGGGAGGCTCAGGGTCTGTTCGCTAACGCGGTGCGTAACGCAGTGGCTAAGTCCAAGAACGGTCAGATCAACAAGCGCCTGCTGGAGATCAACACCAACAAGAAGTACATGGACTGGTGCCTGAAGAACAACTATATGTTCGCTGCGGACAAAACCTGACAGCTCACAGTTAAACAACCCAAGGAGAAAGATATGTTGATGATCGGTAAGAAGTTGACCGCGCATCAGCGCCTGGAGAAGGCGTTGGTGGACATCCTCGCGGTGGAGCGGTTCACCGCACTGTCTGGCGTGCTGCTATTGGTAAAACATCAAATCCAAAACGCGACGACCCCAACGCCGAGAACGTCCACAGCGTGCACGAACGGTATTGATTGCACGTATGCCGAGGCGTTTGTGGACAGCCTGACGGATGCGGAGCTGCGCTTCCTGATACTCCACGAAACGTATCACTGCATGTTCAAGCACTTGACTACGTGGGGGCACCTGTACGACGACGACCCGTCGCTGGCTAACCAAGCGTGTGACCACGTGATCAACTTGTTCCTGCTCGCCGCAGCCGAGGAGATCGCGGAGAAGGATGCCAAGTACCGTGGGTTCCTCGCCATGCCTAAGAACGGGTGTGCCGATGGTCGGTTCACGGGGATGGACAGCGCGATGATCTTCCGACTGCTCAAGCAAGAGCAGGATCAACCACAACAACCACAACAACCCCAAGACGGCGGCGACGGCGAAGGTCAGGGGGAAGGGGATGATGGGGATGAAAGCCAGGATAAAGATTCGGGTTCGAGTCCCTCATCAGGTAACAAACCATCCAAGAACAAGTCTAGGCAAGGTTTTGACGACCACGATTGGGACGGCGCAGCCGAGCTGACCGAGGAGAAGAAGGCTGAGATCGGACGCAAGATGGACGAGGCTGTGCGTCAGGGTGCGCTGCTTGCCGGGAAGGTGGGTAGCGGGGGTATGCGTGAGATCGAGGAGCTGCTGAAGTCCAAGGTGCGCTGGCAAGATGCGCTGCGTGAGTACCTACACGCTACGTGCACGGGTAACGAGTTCAGTACGTGGCGCAGACCCAACCGCAGGTTCGTCGCAGCGGGTGTGTACATGCCCTCGGGTATCTCCGAGACTATCGGTGAGATGGTGGTCGGTGTGGACACATCGGGGTCTATCGGCGGGCCGGAGCTGGGTCAGTTCCTCGGTGAGATCGCGGCTATCTGCACCACGGTGCAGCCGGAGGCTGTGCGTCTGTTGTACTGGGACACCGCCGTGTGTAAGGACGAGCGGTATGCACGCGACGAGCTGGACACACTGGTCAAAACAACCAAGCCCGCAGGTGGTGGGGGTACGTCGCCTGACTGCGTGACTACATACCTGAGTGAGAACAACATCAAGCCTCAGGTGTGCGTCATGCTCACCGACGGGTACGTAGGCAACAACTGGGGTGGTAGCTGGCCGTGCCCAGTGGTGTGGTGTGTCGTGGGTAACGCGTCTGCCGAGGCATCGGTGGGTAAGACGATCCACGTCGAGTGGAATGAGTAACCAACTGTAATCAACTGAAGGAGAAAGATATGTCGTACCAAAGCACAACCGTAGCGGAAATCCTCGACCGCACGATCTCCCTGGAGGAGATGACCCACGGGGCCGAGACGCACTCACATCTCGCCATGTTCGCAACCGAGGTTGCCAAGGCTATGCCGCACGTGAAGTTCGCCCGGTCGGGTGGGTATGGGCGCGAGATCCACCGCCTGCACGTGTACATACCCAACCAAGAATACACGCTCGGTCAGATCGGTCGCGGTGACTTCTCTATCCACGGGTGCTCCACGACTTACAT